GATGCAATGTTGCCAAGTGAGTATACAGAATGGCAAAGGGAAATTCTAATAGAGTGTTGGAGATGCCTAACAGATAATGGAGCAATCTACTATCAACACAAGCCACGAATACAAGCTGGTAAAGTTATCTTGCCTATTGAATATAATCCAGATTTGCCATTACGCCAGATTGTCATTTGGGCAAGAGCGGGGGGTATAAACTTCTCCGAGTCTTTTTATTGCCCTACCCACGAATGGATAATGATACTAGCCAAGGATGCTTTTAGACTCAAAAGCAAAGGGGCGTCTGGGGAGGGAGATGTTTGGTATATCCCGCAAGACAATGATAATTGGCATCCTGCTCCATACCCTCTAGCACTAGCTAAGAGAGTGATAGAGACTACAATGCCATTGTATGTGTGTGATCCATTTGTCGGGAGTGGGACTACCGCAATCGCCGCAAAGATTTATGAAATCGGCTACATGGGGTGCGACAAATCCCCTACCTACATTCAGAAAGCAAATGAACGATTAGCAGATGAAACTTTGCCGTTTTTAGAAACTCGGCAACAAATGGCTTTAGTATGACAGAACCAACATATCCCTCCATCCTCTTCGCCTTAGCAGATTGTCCCAGTTGTCACCAAAGATGGGCAATCATGCGTAACCCGCTACAGCCGGATACCTGTGGGTATTATGATGCACATCAAAAGGACTTCTCTAAGCCAGAATACTTGGTAGCAGGGAATGGCTTTATGTGTCCTATTGCTACTTGTCAGACACCGCTTATCAAGTGTCACATCGCGGCAATCTCTGAGAGCGGAGATTGGCTAAAGTTGCGAGTGCCGCAGAGTTAGTTTTATGCTCATTTGCATAGGACTTGACATTATGTGGTAGAATACAGTTAGCCATAGGGTTATATGGCTTGGGTAAAGTCCCTAGAAGCTCTCGCAGAGATGTGAGGGAATAACCACGATAGACATAATCTAATAATCAGTGCGTTCATTACGCCGATGCTTTGCGCCGAAGTGCGCCGAAGGTCGGCGCTTTTTATTTCTCGAAATGGAGTGGCTAGATGCCATATATTACATCCAAGAGAAAAGACGGAAAATTCTGTAATTACAAGCAAGGGGAAGATGGCAAACCAGAAGGCGAATCTCTTGCGTGTTTTGACTCACTTTCTAAGGCCCATGCCCAATTGAGGGCCCTGTATGCAAATGAAGGCAAGTCTCTGATTATGGCAGATGAGTTGAAGGCAATGATGAAAAAGGAGTCTGATGGGGCTATGCACCCGAAAGACCATTATCTAGTTGCTGGAGAAACCGTGAGTGATTTTCACCTGAGGATAAAGGACAAGCAAGGGAAACTTTCACCTAGACTCATGGGGGCTGCACACGCGGCATTGACAGTCGGATACCGTGGTAATAAATATGCAGGCCCCGACAAAGAGAAGGCACTTGCGAAGCTAAAGAAACTCTACAAGCAGATGGGCATGAAGTGGCCTGAGGACAAAGCAGAAAAGTCAATCTCAATTTGGGATTTGGAGAATAAAGTTCGGGGTGCTATTCGGACAAAATTGATGGAAGCAACTGGGGCAGACGATGAATGGGATATGCCCTATTACTCTTGCGATATTTTCCTTGACTTTGCAATTGTCAAGGCTCCAGCGGGCCTTTATCAGATTGAATACTCAATAGCCCCAGAGTCTTATGAGATTACTTTGGGAGAGCCCCAGAAGGTCAAGATTGAGTATGTTCCAGATGATGCGCCCGAAGAGGACATAGCAGACATGGAAGATGAAGCCTATGCGGAAATGCTAAAGAAGTCTGCTGATTTGACAGTCATCAAGGCATTAGGCGAGAACCGAGTTGGTTCCTACGCTGTTCTTTGGGGAGATGAGGCTAAGAAAGACCTAACAGGTGAGTTCTTTGACCAAAAGACCGAGGAACTAACAACCATATTTGAAGCTGTTGGGAAGTTGCCGTATTTGTACCATCACGGGCTAGATGAAACTCTAAAAACCGCTGTGATTGGAGTAGTGGATACACTTATCCCAGACACGATTGGGCTGTGGTATGAAGCCCAGCTACGGATGGCAAGCGAGTATGAGGAAGCAGTCAAGAAACTGTTTTCCGAAAAGAAACTAAAGACTTCTACCCAGACTTTCCCCGTTGCGCGGAGAGTTGGCAAGAATGGACATATTGACCGCTGGCCGATAGTTGAGATTACTGCAACTCCCACGCCAGCAGAATACAGAATGCAACCAGTGGAAACACTTAAGGGAGCATTCACAGAGATTGGCTATGCAGATATAGCCAGTGTGTTCAAGGCAAAGTTGGGCATAGACGGTGACGGAAGCACTCAAGGTGCCGAGAAAGCACGAATGCTGAAGGAACTCGAACTTGCCGAGATTGAGCTATTGGACTTTTAAGTGATTTGAGTAAGGAGCAAAATGCAATGACTCTACAGGAACAGTTGGAGGCCCTTCGCCAGTCTATCAAAACGGCGTTGGCGGACTCCTCAAAACTGATTGGTGAAAGTAAGTTTGACGAGGCCAAAGTCAAGCAGGATGAGGCGAAGAAATTGCGCGCCCAGGCCGAAACCATCAAGGCTCAGATTGAGGCGGAGGGCGATGTTGCCAATGACGCACTCAAGGTTGAGAATGATGCGTTGAGGGCGCAGGTTGCGGCTCAAGCAGCTGCGGCTGCTGTGCCAGTCCGCCCAGCCTTTGTTATGGAGCCTGCTACACCAGCGACTCCGGCTGCCGAAACTGATGGCATCAAGTCTTTTATCGCGCTGAAGTATGGTGAACCCGATGCGGCTGTCAAAGCTGTGTTGAGTGACCTTTATGGGTTTGGCGACAAGTACAATCAGTTGCGCTATGACCAAATGAAGGCGTTTGTCAAGTACGTTCGCTTCGGAACCAATATCTTGAATGCTCAGGAATATGGGATGCTGATTCCGTCTGCGAAGAATATCATCCTCAGCCCGGAACTTGTCAAGGCTGAAATCATGTCGGGGCGCTCGGTAGCTGAAATCAAGGCTACTTTGGAAGAGGCTTCGCTTGAGTTGGGTGGAGTTTTGGTGCCGGAAGATTTCCGCACTGAGATTATCAAGCGTGTCATGGGGATTACCGTAGTTCGTGGTCGCGCCAAGGTTGTGACGACTACTCGTGATGGTATCGAGTGGCCCAAGTTGGAAGGTGGGAACAACATCTATACCTCAGCAGTGCGCGTGACGTGGGTTGACGAAACCCCTGCCAGTGCCTCGGTTGCTGAAACTAACCCAACGTGGGGAATGGTGCGTATCCCAATCCATACGGTGATGGCTCGCACTAACTTGTCTCGGAACTTGCTTGAGGACTCGGCATTCAATCTGCTTGACATCATGGCAGGTTTGTTTGGTGAGGCAATGGCGGTTGACGAGGATGCCCAGTTCTTGACTGGAACTGGTGCAGGCCGTCCTTACGGTGTGTTGGGTGATCGGGGTAATGGTGCCCAAGAGGCTCCTGTGACTGGGATTACATCAGTGGCTAGTGGATCGGCTGCCGCAGTTACGGCAGATGGCTTCCTTGATCTTGTGTATTCACTGCCAGCCCAGTATCGCCAGAATGCCGTTCACGTTCTGGCCCGCACTACGTTGCGCGATACCCGCAAGTTGAAGGATGGTGATGGTCGGTATGTTTGGCAGCCAGGATTGGTTGCTGGACAGCCTCAGACTCTTGCTGGCTATGCGGCCTTCGAGTCCGAGAATATGCCTGCTGTTGCTGCCAATAACCACGTGGACATCTTCGGAGATTGGAACAATGGCTATGTCATCGCAGATCGCGTTGGCATGGCTGTTGAGCGCGTCTCGGATACCACCACAGTTGGGACTAATCAAGTGGCGCTGTTCGCTCGGCGTCGGCTTGGTGGGCAAACGGTAGCTCCGTGGGCCTTCGTTGCGCTCAAGTGCTCGACCTAATTGAGCCCTGAGGAAAAGGAGAAACGACAATGTTGGGTAAATCTGGAAGTGAAATCAAGTATCTCGTTGCCCTTTCCAACGGCGCTCTTGCCACGGCAGGATCAACGAATGCTAGTAACTTTGCAGGGTACGAGTTTGGTACTCTGCTTGTAGCAGATGCGAGTGCGCCTGCGGCTGGCGGGTTGACCGTGAATATGATTCGGTCTGGAACCAGTGATGGCACATTTGCATCATTCGGGGCAAGCATGAACTATCTTGCATTGGCCCTGCACGGTCTACGTGTTCGTTCGTGGGTGCTCGACTCTAGTGCGTGCTGGTACAAGGTGTCTTACGACAGCAATAATGGTGCTTCGTCTCGGCCTACCATCATCATTGCTTTGCAAACGGCGCGGAGTGAACCAGTTACATCGCAGGCGAGTGACACGACAATTTTCAGCACGATTCTTGGTGGCTAATGTCCTGTTCTGGAATAATGGGAGGCCTAAAAGCCTCCCACTTCCTAAAGGAGAAATAATATGGCGGCTACTGTTGTAATCTACCGCGAACAGGGCGGAAGCGTAATGCGGTTTGACTCGGCGGCTTCTCTAAATGTCGCCGCTGGTGGGACAATCGTAAATGCTGGCGTGCTTGCTCAGAGTGGCGACATATCACAAACTGGTGGGTCTAACATCATTGCATCTGGAGCATTGGTTACTGTGCAGTCCGGGGGATGCTTGACACACAATGTCTCTGGTGCAGAAGCACAGACTCTTACGGTTGTAGGCACAAGCGGTCTTAAGTCTACACTCAGCATAGGCAGAATAGCCCCTGTCCATAGCGCATCACCGGGCTCGCTCTATGTTCGTTCCGACGGCTCTATGAGCAATTGGTACTACAACATCTCGGATGGGACTACTGGATCGGTGTGGCGCGCGGCAGCTAGTGGCTAATTCCTGAAACGGAATGGCTCTGTTCGATGACGGGGCAGGGACCGAAAAAGCCCCTGCCCCTTTTTTCTTGTGCAGGTCTGCATAGGAGAATGATATGGCGTATGGTGATGTCCGGTATGCGTTTGTAGCCAATGGCTCAACTGTAACTGCGGCAAGTGGGACTACAGGCATCTATGGGAACTTTAGCGGACTTTCATTGCTCAATGGCGATGAGGTGATTCATATCCTGCTTTCTGCAAGCGGGGGGGACTTTAGGATGTCACTGAACGCAACAGGAGCCACAAATAATACTGGGCTTAGAATGTTTGCGGCGGCATCAACATTCAGCCTCCCCCCCCTATCAGTGACAGAGGCAA